ACCACTAACACCGTTGAGAAGACGGGCGCGGAGGCCGTTCAAGTTCTTGGAAGCCAGGCCACTTCCACAGTAGAAGCACCACAGCAGACGGAACAGGTTGTTGTTGAACAACCAATCAAAGAGACAGTCGTTCAGGAGCCAAAAGAGGGAACCCCTGAGTGGGCCACCAAGAGGTTTTCCGAACTCACCGCACAGCGAGAAGATCAAAAACGCCTCGCTGACGATGCTGTTCGGGAGCGTGATTTTTACAAGAAGATCGCACTGGAGAAGGCGGGCCAGCCATCGTCTGACCAGCCAGTCGTCACAACTCCAAATCCTCTTGATGTGGAGCCCAAGATTGATGACTTTACGGACTATGGGGATTTTGTCAAAGCCTCGGTAGACCATCAAGTCAAACAAGCCGTTCGCGCGATGCAGTCTCAAGCGGCGCAAGCCCAGACTGTGCAAGAGCGGACCCAGAAGTTCTTTTCTTCGGCAGAAGCCTTTAAGAAAGAGACACCGGACTTTGATGCACTGATTACCAGTCCGACGTTTGTGCAGTCTGAACCTGTGGTTGAAGCGATTCTGCATTCGACCAAAGGACCACAGATTGCCTATTTCTTGGCGAAGAACCCTGAGATCACGTCTCGATTGAATCAGTTGTCCCCGTTTGAAGTGGCGCTTGAAATCGGGAGAATGGAGGAACGATTGACCCCTCCGACTCTAAAAGTGATTACACATGCTCCTAAGCCACTCCAGAATGTCTCAGGCGGCAACGAAGTGATTGCCAAAGAAGCTGAGAAGATGAATATGGAGGAATATGCGAAAGCGAATGAACATCGCTTTGCCTGGCGAGGGAAAACCAAGCGATAAAGGGATAAGAAATGGCTAATACAATTATCACCCCTGCAATTATCGCCAAAGAAGCCGCGCTCCAGTTAGTGAATAACCTGGTGTTCGCTCGGTTGGCGAATAAGCAGTTCAAGAATGATTTCGGCGTGAAGGTGGGGAGTACCATCTCCTATCGGAAGCCGGTCAAGTTTGTGGCCACAGATGGGGCGACGCTTGCCCTCCAAGATGTGACGGAGACTTCTGGGAGTATCACCATCGACAAGCGGAAGCATGTCGGTTGGGCGTGGAACAGTAAGGACTTGACCCTCTCCATTGATGAATATACGGAGCGGTACATCAAGCCCGCGTGTATCACGCTGGCGAATCAGGTGGATATGGATGGGGCAGCCCTCTACAAGGATGTCTATAATGCCTCTGGGACGGCTGGTGGGGATGTGCAGTTCTCTTCGATGCTTGACACCAAGCAGAAGATGACAGAATTCTCGGTCATGCTGAATGACCGGTTTGCTGCATTGAGCCCGGCTGCGACGAATGCGCTGATGCTGTCATTGACGGCGAATGTCTTCCAGCCTTCGTTGATTGAAGACATTGCGAAAGAAGCTTCTGTGGGCCGTCTAGCGGGATTCGATCTGTTCGAGTCTCAGAATGTGCCGAGCCACACCAAAGGCACGGCGACCACGATCACACTGGCGTCGAATCCGGCGGCTGGTGCTTCATCGGTCAGTTTGACGGCTGGTGGAAATGGCACGTTGGTCAAGGGTGATATCATCACCTTTGCGGTCTGCAATGCGGTGAATCCGATCAGCAAGACGGATCTCGGGTATGCGGCTCAGTTCGTGGTCACGACCACCACGACAGTCACCACGGCGACTTCGGTGCCGGTGTCTCCGGCGATGTATGCGACGGGTGCGGATCAGAATGTGACGGCGCTTCCGACCACGGGTTCCGCTGTGGTGACACTTGTTGGCAGCCATCAGGCCAACCTCGCGTATCAGCGCAATGCGTTCTCACTGGTGACAGTGCCGATCCAGGCCCCGGAAGGTATTCCGTGGAGTGAGACGGTGGAATATCAAGGGATGAGCATTCGGTTGGTGAAAGACTTTGATATCAACAACGACCAGGAAATTGTGCGTCTGGACGTGCTGTACGGCTGGACGGCGACTTACCCTGATCTGGCGTGCCGGATCTTGGGCACTCCGTAATCACGGAAAGGATGAGAGGATAACGTATGTCTATCAATTCAACAGAAACATCGACCAAAGAATATCTTGGTCACGAATCCCCTGATGGGGCCGTGCTCGGGAAAGCCACCACGTCTCTCGTGGCGTTTCATGGCTCATCGCCTGTGGATCAGGGTGCGGCCCTGACCACGCAGTTGACCACCATCACCATCACGGATGCGGCTGGAACGCCTGACTACGCTCTGTCGGCGCTCACCACGTCGTCTCCGTATGGTCTGGCGACATTGGCAGAAGCCGTCACGTTGCTGTATGTCATCAAAAACCTTCAAACACGGGTGGCTGAACTCGAAACCCGTTTGACTGAAAAAGGGTTGGTGGCGAGTTAAGACGTAGCGCCCTCGCTGGGTAGGTCAAGATGACCGAGGATGCAAATGGGGGGGTGGGTGGCAGCGAGGTTAATGGGAGGTGTAGGTCGAGAAAACTTGCGGAGACCCGCAGGAAAGCCAAGCGGCTAGACCGAGGGCGTGCGAAAGCATGAGGGCATTACAAGTAACACGATGTAAGGGGATGTAACAGAATGACCATTCAAGAGATCCTGAACAACGCCTTTAAGGAACTTGGTGTACTCGCCACAGGGGAAACCCTGTCTGCGGAGATGTCCCAGGATGCCAGGAAGAAGTTGAATTTAATGCTGGGGTCCTGGTCGATCCGCAGTATCAATGTCTTGGTGGCGACCGAGGAATCTTTTGCGTTGACAGCCAACGATGGGGATTATACGATTGGTTCATCGGGGAACTTTAACACGACAAGGCCCCTAAAAATCCTTGTGGCCTCTCTCGAAGATGACAATGATCTCTTCACCACCCTTGAATTGATCGGTGAAGATCAGTACATGTCATACGGAGATCGAGCCATTATCTCAGGGCTTCCCTCAAAACTGTGGTATAAGCCCTCAGTCCCTTTGGGGAGAATTCGACTGTATATGCTCCCTGATCTGGCTTATACCCTTCATCTTTCGACACAGAAGCCGTTTGCATCCATCGCGACACTTGATGAAGAGTTTGATTTAACAGATGATGTCTACCTTGAAGCGATCATCTATAACCTCGCCGTTCGTCTGGCTCCTGGATATGGGGTGGTGCCAAATATGCTGGTCCTTGAGACAGCACGGGAGTTGTTTGATCGGTTACTGGTGTATACATCCCCGGATATGACGATGTTCCCTGATGTCGGGATTTGTCGCCCAAGAACCTCAACGATTTATACGATAGAGTAATGGACTTAGAAGGATTCATCGGCGGCTCGTGTCCGTCTCAGAGTAAGAATGCCAATCTTCAACGAACGATTAATCTCGTTCCGACGATCACCGGCACACCTGACGCGAGGGGGAAAGTCCCCATGATGATGGTTGGGGCTCCTGGTCTTGAACTCTGGTTGGCTCTCGGCTCCTTACCGATTCGTGGGATGCACGTGATTGATGATACACTCTATGCGGTAGTCGGGCAAGAAGTTTACAAAATTTTGAATAACCTGACCAAATCAACGATTGGGCAGCTTGAAACGAATAATGGTCGAGTCTGGATGGAGCACAACAACAACAGTGAATTGGGTATTGTGGATGGAAAGAAACTCTATGTCTACAATACGGGAACTGCGGTGTTTGCTCAACCGAATCCTCAGCCGGTGGGAGCACCTACCTCCCTGGCTTTCATTGACCAGTATTTTGTTGTTAGTTTATCTGAGTCCATGTTTTTTGCAATTAGTGATGTCAATGATGCGATGACCTGGGACCCAACGCAAATTGCGGCGGCTGAGGCGACACCAGATAAACTTCGTGTGGTGTGGAATCTCCACCGGCAATTGTATTTGCTTGGAGCCCAAACAACCGAAGTCTGGTTTGATGCTGGAACCGTCCCGTTTCCCTTTGAATCCACCTCTGGTGTCATCGACTGGGGTGTAGTGGCTCCAGATAGTGTCGCTCAAGCCGCTGATACGCTGGTGTGGTTTGGAGTGCATAAAGACGGCGGCCTCGGAGGACGGGTGGTGGCCGCATCAGGATTGCAGGCCACGCCGATCTCAACACCTGGTCTGGAAGCTCGCTGGAGGACGTATCCGACGGTTGTTGATGCTTTTGCCTTTACATACCAATTTGACGGGAATGATTGTTATGCCCTGACCTTTCCATCAGGGAATGAAACCTTTGTCTACGATTTCTCCACACAAGCCTGGCATGAACGGTCCAGTTATCCTCAAGATGCGTGGATCGCGTCTCATACGGTGAAGTTCGTCAGCAAGCAACTGGTGGGTGATCGAGTCACAGGAAATCTCTACAGTATGTCCCCTGAACACACGATGGAGAACAGCTTGCCCATTGTGGGACGGCGAATCTCACCGCATACCTGGAATGAGCGAAAGCGATTTACGGTGCATGCCATTGAAGTGGAATTTGAGTCAGGCGTCCTGGCCAGTGGTCTTGAGCCATTAGCCAAGCTGCGATGGTCTAAAGATGGGGGCCATAACTGGTCTGGATGGGTGGAAACCAGTCTGGGGAAGACGGGAGAACGTCTTCGTCGGGCCATCTGGCGTCGTATTGGCCTCGCCAGAGATATTGTGTTCGAGTTAGAAATTGCCAATGACAATAAAGTGGCCATTCTTGGGGCCAGTGCGGAGATGTCCGCAGGAGATTCGTGATGGAAGGATTTAGCTGGATTTATGTGTGGCAGAGTGTCACCGTGGCCCTTCTTCTTGGTGGTCTGGCGATGTTGAAACAAGTCTATACGGTGGCGGTTCAATTAAAAGCGTGGTCTGAGGGTCATGAGAAACTTGACAATGCACGGTTTGAATTGCTCTTGAAACGGGATAAAGAAACCAGATAACGATGGCTCTTCCCCCCGTTCCATACCAGACTGATTTTCAAGATAAGAAGGTTGGACGCATCACTCAACCCTGGCTGCAATGGTTAGAACAACTTCGGAGCACGCTCAATCGTCTTGTTGAGGGGCAGGGCACATTACTCCATGACGAATTGACGGATGTTTCATCCGATCAGCACCATGGCAAAAGTCATGTTCATTTGAATGATGGCTCTGGAACTGTCAGTTATAACTCACTCGATGATCTTCCTGAACCAACGGTCCAAACATCACTTCGGGATCTCTGGTCATTACGACAGTGGTATGCGGCCCGCGCTGTGAATGTGGGATCAGATGTGAGTGGCGTCAGTGGCAATACAGAACTATCCACCATCGGATGTACAGCAAGTTTTTCAGCCAGTGCAGCGAGCGCTTTTAGTACGTGGGACGCTGTAAATCCTTATGGGGTCGTCTTTACAAGTACCACGATACAGGATCATGTCTATTTTGAAACGCACATGGGAACCTCTGGAGGGTCAGGAGCCTGGATTGCTCCCCACAATCCTTACGTGCAATTTGGGATCAAAACAGGACCGAGTGTAGAAAATGTGACACTCTTTATTGGTTCAGTAACAGACCCGACTGGGTCGTCCCCCACTAGTGCCCAGGAAGCTCTTCCAAGTTCGTATGGAAGTTGGCCTAATTTTATTGGATTTCGGTTTCTCGCATCGGGAGGGACAGGTACGTGGGATGTCATCCATCGCCTAACAACAGCGACAGCTACGATTACATCAACCAGTATCGCGGTGACGGCTGATACTGCTTATAAATTTGAAATTGAAACTGTTGACCGGGGTGTGACGTGGACGTTTACGATCAATGGCACGTTGGTTGCCACCAAAACAACGAATCTACCTAATACGGTGCTTTCTAGTGCACTGTCGATGCAAGAAATCGTGTGGGTTCGGAACAAGGTGGGTGGGGTAGGGAGTTCTAAGGCGATTAAAATCCGCAGTATTTATGTTGAATACGGGGGAGATATCTCCCAAACGTCTGTTTAACTTATGAGCCATCGACCCTATTCCATCGGCATTCCTGAGCAAGATCCCACCGTCACGACGGACGATCATGCCGCCTTGCAGAATGTCACGGCCAATCAGCATCATGCCAAGAGTCACACCCATGACGGAAGTGACGGATCTGGTGTGGTCAGTTATGACTCATTGACCGATCAGCCAACAGAAGTGGTGGAACATAGCAACGTCTCTCATGTGACTACCGGCTTTCCAGGAACGAGTGCGCCTGGTGATGGGACGCAGCAAGGATCTTCAACGTCTGTGGCCCGGTTGGATCATCAGCATGCCAGAGAAGATACGATTGGGTCTTTTGGCACGCGAGATCATGATCTCCTGACGGGGCTCACGGACGATGACCATACACAATATGTGCTGCATACTGACGTGGATGACACTCCTGTTGATGGGGTGACGGATGATCCGATTTCAAGTAATTGGGCGTTTGACCATGTGGCCGCAGCGGACCCCCACACTGGATACCGTCTTGAATCGGCTGACCACACCCACGCAACGAGTGGCCTTCAAGCGGGAACCGTCGCTCACTCGGCGTTGACCGGATTGACCTCTGGGGATGACCACACACAATACCGATTAGAGTCCGCAGACCATAGCCATGTGAGCACAGGACTCCAGGCGGGACAATTGGATCATGGGGCAGCCCTTACGGGGTTGACTGATGACGACCACACTCAATATGCCCTCAATGCTGGAAGAGTTTCTAATAAAATGACGAGTGGTATTGTTCCACTTGCACGGTTGTATGCGGTAGCCCATCAATCATTAGCCAGAGATACGACGGCATGGACTACATCTATTGTTACCTATCAAACATTTGCATCAATTTCTGTGACGGCTGGGGATATTATTGAAATATTTTATGACTTTTATTACACAGCAGCAACTTCGAGTACAGAGGCGGTGGTCTACGTCGAGCAATCAGCAGGAACAGCGGTTCTCAAGAAAGCCAGTAAATCGGGAGAAACCTTATCGGTTGGATCATCGTATGTTATTCAACTCCAAGCTGTCACAGCGAACGGTCAGGTTCGTGCTGGTATGGCGAGTCTGAGGCTCTACGTAACAGGAACTGGTACTGCAACCATGCTCCTATTGGCGGCATCAAGTGGGGCGGATGCTACAAATGCTGCCTTATGTTCCTCGATGCAAGTGCTAATTGAAGAATAATGTACATATTAGAAATAAAGGGAGAACTATGAATACCAATGATCTTTTTGCTATTATCAGAGAAAAAGAAGTGCAACTGATGATTCTCCGTGCTGAGTATAAAAAGTTGGCTGAGCATCATGATGCACATGACCACCGGGCACCAGAACTGGAAAAGGAGTAATCAGATGGGAGCAGGATATGCCGCAGCAGGAGGGGCCGCTGTTGGTGCAGTCGGCGGGTACATGGGGGCTCGTTCAGCCAATAAAAATCAAGAGGCCGCATCCAACCTTCTGAGGCAATACGCCGAGCAAGCGGCGGCTCAGTATCGTGGCGGGCTGGATCAGATGACGGGTACGCTCCAGCCATGGATGAAGCTTGGTGAACGGACGATGCCGGATATTGAGGCCGCAGCGAGAACACGAATTGATCCAACGCTGACTGGTTTCAATATGCAGGATTACTTCAATGATCCTGGGTATCAGTTCCAACTCCAGCAAGGGCAGCAAGGGATCAATCAAGGGGCTGCGGCACGAGGAAACTTCTTTGCTCCTTCCACCGTGCAGAAACTCGGGCAATTCCAACAGGGATTAGCGGCCACAGGTTATGAAGATGCCTTCCAGCGGTATATGCAACAGGGACAAGCCCAGTATGGTCAGGAAATGGGCAGTCAGCAGCAACTCTATAATCAACTTGCTCAATTACTTGGATATGGAAGTCAAGCGAGTTCTCAATTGGGGCAAGGACAATTACAAACAGGTCAATGGTTGGGGCAAGGCCAGGAACAACTCGGATCTGACTTAGCGAATCTTCGCCTTGGAAGGCAGAATCCTTGGTCAGCCGCCATACAGGGTGCTGTGTCTGGTGCTGGGGCTGGTATAGGTATGTCAAATGCCTTCGGTGGCGGCGGAAAGACTTCATAATGCCAATTGATACCTCATTACTAAGACAACCGACGGGGATTGATTTTTCAAAGTTCTTTGAACCTGTGATGGCCGGTGCCCAGATTAGTGGGGCCAATCTCCAGAACAAACTGGCCGCACTCAAGCTCCAAGAGAGTAGCGAGGCTCAAGATTTTTTTAAGAGTCTGCTTGCAGGAAATCAGCAGAAGACACAACTCCAGCCTGCTGGTGACGCTGGAACCGTTGCACCTGCTCCAGCAAACATCCTTGGTGGAATGGATCAACCTTCTGCTCCAGGCCAAATTGATTGGGTGGCATTAGCTCGTGATCCTCGTGTTCAAGCGAATCCTGTGTTGGCTGAACGGGTTCAAGGCATGATGAATACGCAGGTTAATGCACAGAATGCGGCCATGAATCAAGCCAAGACGCAAATGGAGATGAAGACGTTTGCCAGGGAAACTCAGCAACGAGACGCCTTAGATAAAGAATTAACTGATGCCGGTCGTTCTCCAGCCGATACAGCCGCTATTCTTCAACTTTATGACTCTAAATCGCCTGATGCACTGGCTCTCGCCACTGCAGCCGTGGAGCAACCAGGTAAAACCCTTACTGAATTGCGGAAGGGTCTTCGAGAATCGAAACTTGGTGGAGTGACCGAACAAAGCATTCGAGATATCATGGCACAAGATCCTAAATTAAGTTATTCACAAGCCCACATACGTTTTCAGAAGTTTCAGGGGCGAGCCCGTGCCGAAGGGACTCGTGAAGCGGAGATTGATCTGACGAAACGGGAACTCGGTGAAAAGGGCCTTCGTGTCTGGGCCGCCCAATCTCTTTTCTTAGGGAAAGAACCCTCTTCGAGGAATATCGCCTTAGCTTCGATGGTCAAAGATGAAGAAGCCAAGATTATTGATGAAATTGGTAAACGACGTGGGGTGAAACTCTCTGAAATGGACAAGTACACGATTCGTGGACAAGCCCAATCTCTCTACGGATCACTCCAGTTTCAGCAAAAGTGGGCTGATGTGACATTCAACATGTCCTCAACTCTTGATGGCATGCTTCCAGAAGTGATGAAAGCCTACAACCAAATGCCAGTCACCGCACAAGCGATGCCTGCTCGTCAACTTCAACAATATACCGAACAAAATTTGAAGGGAAGTGAGGCTGTTGGCCGTTTTGTGGTGCTTGCGACTGAAATGGCCCGTGAATATAACCGGATTCTTCTCTCTGGTCCGATGGGGGGTGGTGGCACTCCAGGGTCCGTTGAGGAACGGAAAGTCACTGAGGATTGGATGGCCGGAAGTATGCCCGCCAAGACCTTTCTGGGGTCGATGAATGGGATGGAAAAAGGATCGAAGATCCGTATGCAAGCCCATGAAGCCGCTAAAAAGAGGATCATGAAGCAAATGGATGATCTCACGGGTGGGCATGGTTCTGATCTTGTGGCCACACCGAAGAAACCTTCGACGATCCTGCCCTATCTCACAAAAGAGCAAGCTGAAACATTACCTCTTGAGGATCTTGAACGCCTCATGGCTGAACAAGCAGAAACGGGGCAAGCACCATGACTCCAGAAGAACTCACAGCATTAATAGCCAGACGACGGGGAGAAGCGGGTCAGCAGGCTATTCCGATGGCACAGGAAGCTCCAGGAAGGCCCCCCGCTGCCCCTGTAGAGCGACCTTCTGTGTTGGGGGCACTCGGAGAAGCCGCAGCCGAACAATTCGTTCCTGCACTCCAGGAGACGGGAAAAGCGGCTGGACGAATGCTCATTCCGGGGTTTAATGTCGCTGAGACGATGCTTTCTCGCGCTCCGACGGCAGGGCAATACAGCATGGCCGCATTGAATGATGTCTTAGCCCTCGTTCCCGCGATCAGTGCTGTCCGCTATGCTCGTTTTGCTCCACTCAAGGGGGTGACACCTCCTGGAGCCATGCGGGGGCAATGGATTCCTCTCAAGAAGGGGGTTGAAAAGGCCAGAGAAGTTGAATCAATGTCGAATGAAGACCTCCTTACGATACTTCGGCCTGAACAGGCGGCCAAAGAGTATTATCAAGCGGCGGAAGCCGCAGCAGCAGAGAATGCAGAGGTGTATTATGCTCCACGTGTTGCTCAGTCCCTTGATGCCTTTTTAACCAAATATACTCCAGGGGTGCGACAAAAAGAAAAATTGATTGAGACGTTTCCCACACGATATGTCGAAAAGACCACCACCAAAGCCACGAAGCCTCATCCAAAACTCACGGGGACGGAATCTGTTGGAATGACTTCTACTCGGTCCATTCAGCAAACCGCCGAAGTCGCTCCGGGGATGGAACAATCCGTTCAAGCCCTCCAGGGCCTCAGTGAACAATTGAAAGAATCAAGGAGTGCCATTAATCCTTCTGAATGGAAATCAGTCAAACGACAAGTCCAATCCCTTTATAGCAGTCTCAAAAAATCAGGTGATCCCCGAAGTGGTGATTTGGTTCCCGTGCTTGAAGCCTTTAGGGAGGACCTCATGGCTGTCAAATCTCCTTCCGGTGAATTGATGCTTAAGGGAGATCAAGCTGCCCACAAAGAATGGGCACTTCGCGATATTACCACCGCTGGGCTCAAAGATGTTAAAACGGGAAGTACGTCAACAGGAGTGCCATTCCGTCGGCTTAATGCAAACGAGATGACCAAAGAACTCCAGTTACCAGAAAACAGACACATCATGAGTGTCTTTACTTCTGATGAAAAAGCTCGAATGATACGGACCTGGGGCATTGTCAATTCGATGCAAGAACTGGATGCTGGAGCCAAAGCGACCGTGAGTTCGGCCCTCGCATCTATTCGCGTTGGAGATCGGATGACGATGCGTGTCGGCGAATTCTCTGGAAAAGGTGTCACGCCAAATCGTCCTCATGCCATTGATATCATCAATATGGCCACCCTGCTCCCTGATGGGGAGAAGATGATTCGGAGCGTGACTCAAAAAGGTATGATGTCTCAAACAGGCATTCTCATGCTCACCAACTTTGTTCTCTCCACCGCACGGGCGCATGCCCAACAAGGGCAGCCTCCTGCCTCTCCTGCCGCTGTTGGCGGCCTTGACATTAACCGATAAAGGTGAATCATGGGTTATCCCCTCGTGTACCCGAAGTTCCGTGCATTCTCCGCCACCACCAATCTTCCTCTCGTGGGTGGGAAGCTCTATGCCTATCTCATTAACACCACCACCGCGAAGCCAGTCTACTCCGATCCCGAGTTGACGACAGAAATTACGCAGCCTGTGGTGCTTGATAGTAATGGAGAAGCCACCATCTATGGGAGTGGGTTATATGATCTCAAACTTACCACGTCGGCAGATGTCTTAGTTTGGACCGCTGATTCTGTGGCCTTCGATCAAGCCGAATCCACCACGACCAATACATCCTTAGAGTGGGTGGGGACGATTACGACGGGTATTGTCTACATCAGCACGACCAGTTTCAGTCTCACAGGAGACGTGACAGCGACCTGGCATGCCAATCGACGTGTCAAGATCATCTTGACGGCTTCGACCCTCTACGGAACAATTACCACCTCCGTCTACACATCTGTCACCACGGTCGTTGTAGTGCTTGATTCAGGGACCCTCTCTGATAGTATTACGTCTGTGTCCATCGGGATTCTGGACTCATCGAATGGCTCTGTCCCCAAAACAATTCCTTGGCTGGCTCTGGCCAACACGTTTGCTGGAGCGAATACCTTTCAAGGGGCCACGGTCATTGACGACACTCTGAATGTCACGGGGAATGTGGATCTAGATGCTAATTTGAACGTCGATGGCAGCGCCGTGATTGACTTGACCCTCGCTCTTGGGGCCAATATTACGGTCGCCACCACCGCAGCGATTACGGGGAACACCACGATAGGTGGAACCCTAGTGGTTACAGGGGCGATTACTGGCTCAGCGGCTTCGACACTCGCCGCGTTGGGGGTCGGCGTTGCAGCCCCATCCGCAGGGATCATCGAATCCAGTGGAGCCATCAATGCTGGGGGTTTGGTCTACGGGGCAGGTGGCTTTAAACAGCCTGGAACAGGTGGGGAAACACTCAAGTTTATTCGAGGGATTATCAGTTCAGCAGGGGCGGTCATTGAGGGATCAGGATTTACGGCGGTACGAAATTCGTTAGGCAACTTTACGGTGACATTTAGCACGGCCTTTAGTGATATTCCCTCATTTTTTATTGAAGGTCTGACGACCACGACCTTTGGAATTACCACAGGGATTATCTCTGCGTCAACGACTCAGGTCAATTATATTATGGAAATCACGGGCGTTCAAGCAGATAAAGACCATCACATTCTCGCCATAGGACCAAAATAAATGGGATTCCTCGATATCTTTGGATCAAAAGGGCTGGTGGGTTCTGTCACCGATATTCTCAAAGGGGCAGGCATCCTTAAGGACCCAGAAGCCGAATTTAAGGCCGCACAAGCTCTGATGGCCTTTGAATTGGAGACGCAGAAAGCATTTACGGCCCAAATGGAGTCCGTCAATGCCACGATGCGGGAAGAAGCCAAGTCAGATCATTGGCTCCAATGGAGTTGGAGACCTGTGGTGGGATATACATTTTCTCTCACCATTATCAATAATTACATCATTGCCCCCTATTTTGCCAAGTATGGCGTTCTGGCGGTGGCCATCCCTGGGGAACTCTGGAGTGCTATGCTCGTCGTTCTTGGTGTAGCAGCAGGAACCAGGGGTCTGGAGAAGTGGCAGAAGGCCAAATAAAGCCTCCCTCTAGTTGCCCAAATACGACACGATCTTATCCACCACGACCCAACACCAGGACAGATAGGTGATCGTGGCTAGGATGACCACAGAGAGCCAAAAGAAGATCTGATCCCACGTTGGATAATCTTTCCGACTACCTATCATTGAATAATCCTCCATGCCTTAAGAATCTCATTTCCTAAGGAATTTGATAGGAACATCCAGAAAAAGACCTCATCTAAGCGATTCATCGAATAATCCTCCATTGTCCTACACCAGACTTCCATGCCGTCCAACAGGCCCCGCTCTTCACATAATCTGGATTCTTCCCTTTACAGTGATAACATCCATCAAATGTCATCCCTCGGTATCCTTTTGGCAACTTCTCAACCACAATCACCAGCACCAGCACCAGATCTGATCCACTGGCAATTCGGAGATTCCGATCCTTAAACCCATTGATCCCCGCCCAGGTATGTTCATCTGGGGCATAAATCGTCGTTGGAATGCTATAGATGGCTGCCTTTTCT